GTAGAAAGCAAACTAGATGCAGTAAAGTCTTTTGCGGCCTGAAATATTCTATGGTCACGGCCAGGTATTGCTTGCCAAATTTGAGTTATGTTTTCTCGTTGGTCATCAATGCTATTCAGAAGCGGGTAGTCCTTGGTAGTATATTCTCCCGGAGTGGTAAGCTGAACAAAGATACCACTATTAAAGTTAACAACAAAGTCACCTTTGTAGTATTGCTGACCAGGCACAAAAGGTTTAATAGGATAAATTTCTCTATAATTGTCTCTGGCTGTAATGCTGGCTTCTAAGCGTTTGTAGAAATAGTCGTCAATGACATCACCTGAAAATCCTTCTGATATTAGTTTAGCAAAATTAAAGTTTTGTTCTGGGAAAGCATCTTGCTCAAGTCTTAAAATAAGCCTATCGCTTTCTGCAAAGAAATCATTGATGTTTGAAACTAGCAATGCGTTTTCATCAATTGGAGCTATCCAAGCAATGCCATTGGCGTCTGGATCATTGAGCATGGACTGAATGGCATTTGCAGAATAAATTCTATCAGGTGCAGCTGGATTTAAATGACCAACATTGCCATTCCAGAAATAATATTTTGTTTCTACTCTGCCAGTGGTTACATTAAACACTTGTTCTTCACTGTAACGAATTTGTCCAGCTGTGCTACTGCTCTTATCTAATCTTGCATAGGGAAAGTCATTGACAGTGGGTTCGCTGTCAACTTCGGTCCACTCATATACTACAACAGATGTGTTTGCATATTTTTCTCCCCAGTGGGTGGCACGATATTGAATATCATCTGTTTGTTCATACTCAATGTATCTCAGCGATGATAGATCCCACCACAGTTTTCCAACCTGTGAGCGACTCCAACTTTCAACTGCTTCTGGGTCCTTATCACCTAGGTCTGTAACATTATAAACTGCTGGGTCTGCAATTCCCTTGTAGTCAATGTAATTTGCTGCTTCGTCTATGGTTAATCCCTTATAAGGATCAAATACTTCCAGGGTGGTCAATTGTTCTTGAGTTTTACCATTGATAAGCTTGACCGCATTTAGATCGCCACTGGCTACCATTGGTCCACTGTATTCTACAATAATGTCTGGCTGGGTTCCTACATCTGATCCGTCTTCAACATAGGTAACAACTTTCCAACTGCCTTCTGTGTCACCATAATCAATATAGGCTTTCATGCCTGGAATAAAGTTTACCGGCGCTGCTTGCCATTCGGCATCAGAATTAAACTTTACAGATTTAATCTTAAAGGCAACTAGATTGTAAACAATCTCACCTGAAGTTGATTTAGCATCTACTAGTATATTGTAGTCATCAACGATTTCTTTGACAGTTAGTAAAGTATCTAGTGCGCCATCCCCGGCGCCAACCAGAATAAATTTCTCTCCAACAGCCAACAAGTGAGGACTTGCAAATGTAATTTTGCTTTCAATTAAATTAGGGTCTAGTGCATTTGGACAGCATTCTTCTACATATACTCCAGGCATAACCTGTAGCACATTCCAGCCGTAACCATTGTAATCACTGATCCAGATTGATGGCAGTAATTTACCGCTTATGTTTACACTTTGCCATTTATCAGTATCAAATGAACCAAGAGAAGATCCTGTATAGTTTTCTAGGGCTTCGTAGAATATGCCTTGGTTCCATGCATAGTCGCCTTTCTTGTATTCAGCAAACTTGCTAAATGACCGTGTTCCAAAAACTTTTGCAACAGTCAAGGTGCTGTTGTTTTCTTTTGACTCATTTAATGTCAGTAAGTCGCTGAAATTAAATTCATCCAAGGAAACAATGCGTAAATCTGTATCTGTTAGTTCAGCAATACCTGCACTGGGCAACCAGTCATTGGCTTTGCTATACTCCACAGTGATTTCACTGCGAGGTATCATTCTAAATTTTGGATCGTCGGGTTTTGTTACCCAGCGAGGATCATTGTTACCAATTAGGTCAATGATATTGTCGCTTCTTAGATCGCTGGACCCGCTGTCTGGGTTAAATCGTATGATTTGTCTGCGACCAGTGAAGTCTTCTTTTCGTAGCTCAATTTCCCAAAGCTTTTTTGGCCCAGTTTTTCCAAATTGGCCAACATCAAACATCCATTGTTCATTGACTTGAATTTCCTGAACTTTTCCAGGAATATCAAAATTGGTATTTCTAAACAAGGCATCAATGGTTAGGTTAGTACCCGCAGCAGTTTGTACACCCTGCTGATATAAGAATAAGTTAGTGTCATCTTGAATAATGTCACCAACAACGCTATCTTTGGCTGGTACTACATTTGATCTTGAAATTGAATTTTTAAAAAATTCAAACGCACTGGTTTCAGGTTGTCGACTTTTTACAATGTCAGTGGCCAGTGCCTCAAAGCTAGGTAAAATACCTGTTTCAGTTGGAATTGCGCCATTGACCGCTGGGCGACCTGTCCAGGCATGTGTTCGTCTGGCTGAAATTTTTACACTATTAACTCTGTTGCCAGTCACTGAATCAACAATGGTATCATTAAATTTGGTTTTTCTATTGATGAAAACTACATGTTGGAAATCACGCAGCGAAAGATCAGCAAAAACTATTTGCTCATCGTTCAATGGCTGTACGCTGTCTGTGTTATTCTCAATGTTTCTTGTTACCAATACTTCGGTTGCCAACGCTGGTCTACCTGAACTAAAAAGAATCTTACCAGTTGAGCCTAAGCCCTTGGATAAATCATCAAGATTTCCGCGTTCGTGTCTAAATCTAATTCCAGACCTAGTCGCAACTCCAATGATACAATAATGACCACTACCCCAGCCTTCTTCAATCCACTGGAATGCATCAATGGCGGCTTGTTTCCAGGTTATATTGACTCCGCGGGCATCAACTTCGTCTAAGACAAGACCACGGTTTTGTTGATATTCGCCAAGACCAATTAAAAATGTTAACACTTCTTGCTTATTGGCCAGAAGATATCCATAGTCTATATCCACTGGAGTAGTATCCCACTCTTGATACTCTTTAAATGTGCCGTATGCAGTATCTAAATTTCGTGTAGGACTGGTTTTTGTTGGTTTAAATATTGTAAAATGTCTTTGCCCAGGATCAAACCCAAATACACGAAATCCGTCAATGTCTTTTTGTAAACGAACTGCGCTATAGCGAAGTTGAGAAACTGATACACCCTCGCTAAGAGTCATTACCGTATCTTCTACTGGAACATAATTGTTTAATCCGCTTCTTGAAAAAGGCAATTTTATATTGATATTACCATCACTGAAACCACCTAGCCCAAAGCCAATTCTCACTGAAATTGAAATTAAGTCAGTCAAAGGTGTTTCACCAAGATGATTTAGATCTCGATTTCCTTCAAACAATACTGCACCTAGGCCCAGTGTTGGCCTATCTTGGAAAAACTGCGTTGGTGCTATTGAATCTACGCCTTTGGGTGCTATGCTGTAATTTTTAACATGCTTTTGTTTGGCATAAGGATCTATGTTACTGTCAAAGAATTCACTGACCACATTGTAGTTGCTTAGTCCGTGCATTACATTTGACCATGCACCAGATGGGCTACTTACCCACAAGAATTCATAAGGACCTAGAGAACCAATTTCCCATGGTTCTCTGGCTGCATCTGCGCTGGGTGCAGAGACTATTCCTCCGCTGACTGGATCTAACAAGTTTCCAGCGGAGTCTACAGGAAAGATGCTTACCAATCTTCTAAGATTAGGTTCAATGGTAAGCTCTTCTCCGGGATTGCTGATTATTCCGTTACGCAATGCCCGTTCAAGTGCTGTGCGTTTAGTAGCATCTGTCCAAGAGTAATGTAAATCCCACCACTGTGGCTTGATGCTGTAACCTAGTGATTCCCAGGGCGCCGAGTGAATGTTGTAAGTGCCAAACTTATCAATGTAAATTGCTCTCCAACTCTTACCATTGTAATTCCAAGTCCATGGATCTGTGAGCACAAAATCACTGCGATCTCTATAATCAAGACTGTTTACTTGATACCACTCAAGCTGACTTCTAATTTGTAATCTAGTCAGAGGATTACGGCTGTAGTTGTTGACCAGTAACTGTCTTTCTCTGTCTCCAGATACAACTGTGATACCATTGTAGATTCTCTTTTCAAGCTCTAGTATCAGCTTGTTCAGTATGTAATCTTCAGGTGCGCTGCTATCTGGCGGTTGATATGCCGTAATCTTTGTTCCGTCATGTCGTTGAATGTACTTGCGGCTGTTAGAGCCCCAGGTTTCTTCAATAAACTTTGGCTCATAGACTGCAGACAACCCAAGTTTAGCCGGGCTGGCTGGTATTCCTGTGTACAAATCAGCTTCGTTGGCATGATATATTACTAACTGGTCTCCGGCCACTGCAGGAGTGTTTAACACTATCAAATTGTTAATTTTATCAAGAGAATAATCATTGATATATGTTAGCAATTGGCCATTTTGATACACATAAACATGATCAGCACTATAGTAGTCGGTGCTTAATGTACCGGGTAATTCAAACTCAGACTCTGTTGTAGTTACATCAACAGTACTAACATTCATACCTGAAGTGACCATTGCTACGCCTGTAATTGCATCCACAGAACTCTGAGTTGTGCCAACCAGCATTTCTTCTAAGATTCTATTAACAGTATTTTCTAAAGGCGCTGCTTCTAGATTGGTCATATTATGCAATTCTTCAAGCTTGTTTAAGAATTTTCTATGCCACTTCCAAACTGCCAATGATCTAGAAATTACCAGTTCTTCAATGCTTGGATTTAACTTAATTGTTGCCCAGGCTGCTCGCATAGAACTATGTTCAGCCATTTGTATACCATTTAAGGATTTAACAGCCAAACAGTCAATCCAAGATTGGTCTTTTCTCTTTGTGGCAGAAATTTCTGCCTGTACTCTTTCAATGATTTTTGCAACGCTGAATTCATTGAGTATGGTGTATTGATCTGGATTTAGATCCATGCCGGGCACGGCGGTGATAACATCGTCGTCAACGATGTTGCCTTGATGTACAATTTCTAAAGCGCCTTGACCATTTACTAATAAACTAACCGCAGTTACTGAATTGCCACTGACAGTACTTTCAAAAGAATAATCAATGTCAAGACCATTGAGCTTGACTTTAGGATTTCTTGGATCCTGCGTTGAATCAATAACTCTGGCCACAAGAACTGTTGAATCCCAACTGATTGTCAGTAAGTCGCTGGCTTCGGTAGAAACTAAAAATGTTATTGCATCATCAACTACATTAACCGTGCTCTCTGTGACTCCATCATTGACAGTCACTGATGTAACATCAGAATCAATCAAGAACAGTTTAAATGTTGCAGGCTGTCCTCGTGCTACCACTGCACGATTGTCAACCACTGGCTGATAATTGTCCAAATGCACAAAGGTAGCAAGACCTTGATTTACAGTTATTCCCCAATGATAATTTGCCCACATAGACAAATCCAATGGGATACTTGTTTCTCCGTCAATGGATATCTTGCGAACTGCTGCACTTTTTAGCCTAAACCATGCTTGTTTCCAACCGTTGCTAAGTTCAAAGTCCTTGTTGCCGCCGGCCCATCGTCTAAAAGAATATGGGCCCGGATAGGTTTTTCTTACATTGGTTTTAAAGTAACTTGCCAAATTTTGCTGAGTAGTCTTGTACAAAATATTGTACATAGGATTCTTGGCAATATTTTCATTACTCAATTCGCTAAAATTACTTGGTGAAAATTTTAACTTATAACCACTTTCTGAATCATAGGTGTCACCTTCAACTAATTCAACCAGTGTGCTGTTAACAATATTAGGTAGTATACCAATGTTTTCTAATTCGCTGAGCTTGAGTCCGTCTCGACCGTACAGCTCAAATAATGGCTGTTGAGTTTTATTTTTTCGATAATTTGCCAGTACTGCTTGTCCGTCTTTCCAATAGTATTCAACAAAAGATAAACCAACAACACCAGAGCTGTTTTGAACCACAACAACATCGCCGTTGGTTGCTGTTTCAACAAAAAATTCACTTATTACACCATTTGAAGATCTAAAATTAATAATTTTATTTAGATAAGGACCATCAACGAGCCATAGCACTCGCGGAGCAGCATTTAACTTATATTCTTCTGTTCTAGATGTGGCCATTCGCAATTCAATGTTAGCGTCGCGAATTGATTTGTTAATGTAATGACCAGGGTCGCTGTTAACTTTTTCAACGCTGTTTACCCATGGACGATAAGCAGTTCCCTGGGTCCACATTTCTAGTGTATTATCAAACTCAATAATTGGTCGTAGAGCGCGAGCCGATGACAATGCAATGTCTTCAAAGGATAACCCTAGGTAATCGGCAAGTGTTTGAATTGTGTCTCGGTGATACCACACATTTACTCGACTGTGTGCATTACGATTTTCAGCACCTACCTTTTGTAAAATGTAGTGCTTGTCGTTGATGCCCTGGATGTCTCCATCCCATTCAATTCTATCCCAAGGAATGGTTGTTTGATCCCACTTGCTTTGAACTACTTTACTGTATACTGTAGCAGTGACCAAATGAGTGGTTCCAAGCAAGCGGATGCCTTGTTCAGTTCCTACTCCTTCAACTTGCCAAATTCTCGGAGACTTGTATTCGTCCTTGGTAAGGTAATAATCGTCTAGAGCAATGTAAACTATATCCCCAGCAGCCGGTGGTGTAATCCAGTAAACTTCATTGCCTAGAATACGATAGTCAACATTTTCAACTTTTAATTCACCATTGATACTAACACCAACATAATCTTTGTTGTATCCTGTTAACTCAAACCCAATGGCATCAACGCTAGCACCTGTTGACACATACTGCTTGTATTCGTCGGCAGCAATGCTGGTCTGATAAGGATGCTGTTGAAAAATTAAACGCATGCCATTCTTTAGCTCTAGGCTACGCCCGTTTCTTTGCACTGGTAGTGTGTAGTAACGACTACCAATAATATCTCTTTTTATGTCGTAGTATTCAGGCTGAGAGCCACCAGTGACATTGATTGCAGGCATGCCTTCTTCCAGCCAGAAGTAGTCATACCAATTAATAAACTTGTCTGGATCAATTGGCAAGTCGCAAATTGCAATCGGAACTGGATTTTCCTGCGTTCTGTCATTGAAGCCCCATTTGACTGCAATGTCATCTGCTGTTACTGTTTCTACACCAGTTTCTGTAAACAGGACTAGTCCAGATTCTAGTTGGCGACGAGCCGTTGGATGTGGCAAGTTAACATTGTCAATGGTTTCGTTTGTTTTTCTTCCAATGGTAAAATTCAATGTTTCAAGGCTTGCTGGCTGAAACATATTTTCCACAAAAGCATCCAGAATCTTTTTATTGCCTTCAGTTTTAAAAACACCTGGCAATAAGTCGTAGACCTTAGGCAAAGTAGACTCAACCAGTGTTTGTCCTGGTGCTGTCTTAATCAATGGTTTTTCTGGATTTACTTTCTTAGGATTTTTGGCCATCTTCTAATACCTTAAATTGTTATCGTGGCGGCGCTGGTAATAATTTCAACATCGCTTACTGATGCACTACTGATAAAAATTTCATCATCGTCACAGCGAATCTGAAACATGTCGTTTGGAGTTAAGCCGGTCTGTCTAGGAATTAATGCAATACTGCTGATAATTCCGCCCAGTTTAGCATGTACCCAAGAAGCCATGTCTGTGAAATAAAATGTTTCCCCAAACTCCCAATTGTCAATGGAGAAATACTCATCTATGGCCTGGATTACTCTAGATCTAATTTCTGCGTCACTTATCTTGGTTCCGTCGCTTTTTGTAACTCGAATTTTAACTTGGTTACGCAAGTCACTACCAACACCAAAGATGATCTTAAAGTTAACAGGATGGAACACAATGGAATCACTGATGCTTTTTGCAGGAATCACAGATGCCATTTGTTTCGACAAGGTAAATGAATCCGGAGGCAAAGGTCTTAGGCCTCTGCGACTTCCGCCGGCAATCCATCCTCTAAATTCTGCATTGAATTGAGATGTCAACACATACATGTCAATGATATTAGTTGTGGTTGGATTAATTCGTATGTCTCTTAGAGGAACATGATTGTATTGTATTTTCAATCCGGTTCTTCCTGGATATGGACCCAACTCTCCGGTGGTTCCAACTGCTGGCAATAGAGTATACTGTCCCGGTGCGTCAACAAGTTCAACACGATTCAAGGTTACGGTATTTCCACTAATCAGATTAGAAATTAATTCCGGATCATTTGGAATCAGTGTTTCTGCCAAGCCCGGAAGCCATACCAGTACTCGTTTGAAGTCATAGCGACTGTCATTTAACTTGTAATAGTCAACAATATCCAGCGTTAGTTCTTCATTGATGCCACTGTTCACTGTTAAAATTTTAAGTGTATCAGAAATACTACGACGAGTTCTTCGATCGAGACCTTTGCCAAATTTGGTATTGTAAAACGCCAACTGTCGCTCGCTGCCAAATGTTGTTTGATCTTTTCTTAGGTAAGAACTCCATGTTTCAGTAAGGGTGCTGTAAGTGAATCTCACTAACCAGCTTGAGTCTAAATTCTGATTGGTGTTGTTTCCTGCATTGGTCAGACTAAAACTGCTGGTCAAGTCAATGTTGTCCGCACGAATAATGCGCCAACGATCAAATATCTGATCGTATCTAAGAGCAAAATCTCTCAGAGCTGCAATTTCTTTGGCGATATCAACTCTTTCCGCTGCGGCAAACACAGTTCTAAGTGCAGGGAACCATGACAAAACACGCACCGGATCTGAGCTTTGAATTATTTTGTTTAAAAACACAGCGCCTTGACCGTTTGCACGAAGTCCAGTGTTGACACCTAAGTTGTCTGTTAAGCCAAATCCTTCTCGATAAACATCACTAATTTTAGCCCAAACACCGTCAACGGTTTTAATCAATGTATTTTTGCGTAGATTTCTAAACTGGATATCAGGGTTACCTTTGCCAATTCTCAATGGTAAACCTTGACCATCATCTAATACAAAGTAACCGTGGCTGATAGAATTTGATGTGTCAACTGTTTTCCAATACACCGTTTCGGAAGATATAATTGGTTGATAGTTCTTGTAATAAAACTGATGAAGTGATCGATCAAGTAATTGATTTTCAATTACATTGGTTACCTCATCTTGACTCAGCCCAATATCAATTGCTGATTGCTCTACGACTTCGTCGGTGTAGATAAATCCGTCGTCAGCAAGAGATATTGCTGGTCTGTAAGTGCCAGTAGGATCTTGAAAATCACTGAACAAACTTTGTCCTGCATGAATTCTATTAATAGACTTAACCTTGGCAATGCCCCCAATCTTACCTTCAGGATATGTATTGTAATCGCTGCCGGTGATCATTCTTTCTTGACTTGCTGCGGTGCGACTTGCTTTGTTTTTGATTTCTTCAATAGTTTCACCTGGAGAGTTTGAAACTATATCAGTCAATTGTAATGTTACTGTTAAGGTCTGCTTAACGCCCAGCGAGTCTAGATAATCAATATAAATTTCTGTGTTATTCACATTGATTGGCACAAATGACACAGACTCACTTGCACTTTGCCTATACCAAACACGAATATTACCAGTGGGTATATCTGAGAATACACCATCTCCAAATTTTATTGACACGGTGTCGTTTTCTCTTGTAATAACTTCAAAAAGTTTTCTAGTGTCTTTGTTAACATTGTTAAAAACAATGTTGTTACCCATGATGTTGGACACCTGTGTCCAGTTTTCTAAAATACGGCCGGTATTGTCAATGCTCTGCACCCAGACATCTGTATTGTTAATGCTGTCAGCTTCGATGTCAATTACACGATTTTCAATGCTTTCTGTAAGTACATAGTCGTCAAATCTTAGCCTTCCTTGCTTGAACATGAAAAACCAGCCGTTGCTTTGTGCCGAAAAGCCTGATCCATCATTGTTAAACAACAACGACAGATATCCGTAAGGATTAGGTACACTTTCAACTGCTAGCTGTGTTTCAATGTCAATGTTAACCGGTACCAGCTCACAAGAATAGGAATTATTGTTTTTTCCTGTTAGGCCAATGGTTTCAACCATGGTTCTTGTTTCGAGCTGATCAATCTGGTACAGTTGTCTTGTTACGCCGTTGTCAACAATGCGACTGATTGGTCGCCCAATGGGGTTCAGCTTATTCAATGCTTGATTCATGATCAATGAAAACTGTTCGTTGAAATCAGAGTTTAACGGATCGCCCCATACTATGGCTTGGCCGGCCAAGTTTGTGCCTCTGCTGTCTACAATATTTTGGGTAGTGCTAATAGAAGCAACTTTTAAAAATCCGCCAGCTGCAATATTTCTAGAAGGTTTGTAGCCAAGCTGACGAGCAATACTCAACACATTGCCGCGCACTTCAGCAGTTTCTAAGAAAGTTTCTCTTAGATTTAAATCACTGCGGAAAGCAATGTTTTGCCCCATGTAGGCCATAAGGTCAATCAGCGCAACATATTCGCTTGAGTTAATAAAATCGTTGAAATCTTCGGGGTAGTTTACCTGTACATAATTTAATAATGCTGTTCGCAGGCTATCAAAATCATAGGCTTTGAAGTTTGCATTAGTCAAATAGCGATAGGTATTAACCCAATTTTCTGCGGCGTTTAGTTGCCCAAGTCGTCTAGACTGTGTCATTCTGTTTCTGTTCCTTTATCGTAAACCAAAGGTAGTTGTACTTTTTCATCAGCGGGCAAATACAAAACTTCAACCTTGACATTTAACGCATTTGGTTCTTCATCGATATCAACCGTTAGCAGTTGCCACCTTGGATCGTTTTTAATAATACTAACAACATCATCATTGATTTTTTTCTTAGTTTCTTCATCTAGTGGATCAAACAACAATTCCCAAATTATACTACCAAATGTAGGCATCATTACACGCTCGCCTTTGCGTGTACCAAAGTGGTTTAAGAGGTCTTGCTTGGCAAGATCTAAGTCGTAGCGAACTGGCGATAGAAAGCTGGTTCCTATCGAACTATATCCGCGAAATGAAGAAATCATTGGCATACACCTATTTAGCAGGTTGTATTATGCTGGGTTTTATTAAGCAGTACGAGTTGGCGCACCTGGCGGATAATTTCCACCAATATGTGGTTCACCGTACTTGTCTTTGAGCTGTGTTAAAGTCAAGCTTGACCCTTGCGGCACTTGCCCAGTGTTTAAGTATGTGCTTCGTTCATATTGCGCTCTATGGGTTGGAGTTGGTTGTCCATAGGTTGTGTTAACCCTGGTTCCTGTTTGTCCACCGTTACCAAATTGGCCGCGCCAACTATTGTTTTCTGGTAATGGAACACGACCCGAAGATATGTCCCTGTTACCAGCAGCCTGTCCTTCATTCATTAAGCGTTCGGGTGATTTGACCACAGTACTGGCATTTGGCTTACCAGTCATTGCATAATTTGCATCGCTGTTTCTAGCATTACTGCTGTTGTTATAAGGTGAATTAGCCCAGATTTTTGCAATATCTTCATTGGAAGCTTTACCGTCTGGATTTTTAGCTGCTGCATCACATAGATCAGCAGCCATCCTATCGGCGGCTGCAGGATTACTATAAGAAGCCATGATTAATGCATCAATTTGACTCTGGGTCAAGCATACATTTTTACCGGCTTTGGCTCGTTCTAGTGCTCTCATGACTCGAGGAGTATTTTCTCTGTCAACAATTTGTCGACTGGCCAGTCTGGCTTCGGCTTCGCTGGGTCCAGCAGCCAACGCTTGCTTTAGATTTTCATCAATTTTCCCGCCACCACCAGGGCCAAAAATGTCCAAGCGACAACCATAACCAATGCTGTATCCTTGGAAGTCGCTGTACATAATACCTCGATAAGCTTCACGGCTTTTTAAGATTGCAAATCCTTCATCGCTGAGTTTAGATTGGGTAGGCTCTGGAACGCAATCCACAGCATTGGTAGCTTCGGGCGGCGGCGTGTTGTCTTCATAGCTTGACGCAGCCGGCGTGATAGTATTTGCCGGCACTCCTGGGCTACCAGGTGGGACTGTAGGCTGTTCACCTTGTCGATAGCTGTGGCCACCATAGGGTTCGCGTTCTGGTACACGACCGGCAACACTCTTGCCAACTTCGCTGTTGCTGGTCAAAGAGTTAGTGGCTGGTATTTCAGCTCTTTCAGCTGGCGGACCATTGAGGTCAATACGCTGTGCTGTCAGCTTCATTTGGCTGTCAGCTAGAATATTCATGTTCTGCCCGGCTGTTAATTTCATTCCGGTAGTTCCAGTGGCATTGAATATTTCACAGGCTTCGAGATTCCAATTTTGACCTGCTACAGCATTGACATTTTGACCTGCGTCAATGTTGAAATTGTTTGGTGTTCTAAAATTAATGTTACCTTCGGCATTAACTGAGAAATCGCCCTTGGCGTAAAAATCAATATTGCCAGCCGCATCAAGTTGGAACCACGCGGTTCCGGCGGCATTGATAGCATAGATATAGCCGCCACCATTGTCTAAAATAAGAGTGTTGCCTGATGCTGTTTGTAATCTGATTTGTCCACCTGGCCCACCATTGGGGCCATCGTCGAGTACGATACGATGTTGACCAGGCGACAATATTCCATAAGCATTACCAGGCCCTTCGCTGGTATTACGAAACGGGCCTGCATTGCTGTGACCACGAGAAAGATCTTTGTCTAGACCTTGCCTGATAAGGTTATCGCCTTGCGGATGCTTTGGTCTATTTTCAACTTGGGCATCGGTTGAATTATTACGATTGCGCTCACCCACTGGTAACACTTCACCTTGATGTGTTTGTCCGGAGGCCACAGCTGGTATGGCATGTGTGTGTCCATCAGATGGTAAACAACACCACCAAACTCCCATGTGAATATCGCCATTGATAAAGGCACATACTACCTGCACATTTAGGTCTGGGGGAACTCCCCAAAAGCCATAACTTTGTTTGGTTTGTCCATATTTGGTTGCATCTTTAGCAGGCGCTTCGTCTTTGCCAGGATCTGCTGCTCCTGCCAATGGTGGACAATAACGAACAATAAGCCAGCTTGATTCATCTGACTCATCGGCGCTGCTCATCTGAGGGATCCACACCCACAGCTTACCTAAGCCAGTTGGGTCAACATTGCGTTTTACCTTGCCAATAAAAATTCCATTGGTCTTAAAGGTGCCGCTTGCAGCCGGGTTATGGTGGCTTAATCGTTCACCATTTGAGGTAGCTCTCATCTATTATGCTCCTCCTCTGGTGCCTCGATTGCCACCAGTTGTAGGGCCTGTTGCTGATGCTTGGCCGCCGCCAGATGGCTGAGGATTGAATGTAGAGCTTGTAGTAGCTCGTCGACCCCAAGGATTAGATAATTGATCTCTATAGCAATCTAAAGTAGATGTAAATTTTCCCTTAAAGAATTTATTGATAACTTTTTTGCAGGAATAAATCCCTGTAATTGTATCGGCTTGTCTCAAATTCATTAAGTCGTCACTGGTGAAATCAGCTGCCGGAATAGTAGCTTGAAAATAGATAAAAGGTAGCCAGTTATGAGATGCTGTTTTTTTGCGTGTTTCGGCCATTTGCTCTTCTGTTAGATTCTTTGCAACATATTCCCAAACATCTTCTTCATATGGCGGCTTACCTGGTGTACCAGGTATCTGAAACAAAAAATAAGGATCGCCAACTACCTCTAAGTTGATCGTTAGCATATCAGCCGAACCCTGTCCTTGCGAATTATTAATTTGTCTGTAAACGCTGTACTCTTGTGCATTCTGTGGTGACAAGGCTCCTTGTCTTGCATCCTGCTGAACTGTTGTATTAATGATTGCAGTCTGCGGCATGTGCGGATACCAATTTGGTTTTGGATTTACATCCAAGTCTTGGCCGGGCCTGTAGGGCACATCTTCAGCATAAGAAGCTTCACCAGAGCCAGTAACATTAATCATCCGAGCTTCATTGCATCTGACCGCTGTGTTTGGTCGTTGGCCACGCTGAGCTGGTTGTTGATTGCTGGCGCCTTGTGCAATGGGTTCTCCTTTTTCATTGACAAACAACGGTCTTACTAGACGCCAGAGATTATCAAGTTTGATGTCACAGTTGATAACTTCAGTGTTTTCACCTGTGTAAATCCACTTGTAGGCTTTACGCAAAAGTCCCAGTTTTAAATATTCGTTGACTCGTTTATCTCTATTGGCTTGACTCCAGGCATCTTCGTATTCCCTAGCACCAATGACATTTTTAGCATCCATTTTGGTTGTTAAAAAATACACTACTTCTTTGGCACTGGTTCCAATTTTATTATCAAACATAATTGCACCATTTTGCTCGCGTGCCTTTGCTCCACAAATAATGCTAAAGCTGCGAGGCAAGATATGAATAGTGTCTGGCTTGGTGTCTGTGGTATTGTATTCTTTCTTTTCTGGTATTCTATGTAGATATGAAAGAATTTCTCTGCTTTGTGGCAAAGAATTTAAAATAAAATTTTGAATCGTAGTACCAGCGGGCATTTGTATAGAACCACGGAACCAGCCCCAACTTTGAACCATGCGGCCTAGGAAACTAAAATCAGCCATAGCTAGTCCTGCTATATCGCGATGCGGTATAATTTTATACACATGCGGGAAGCAGCGTTGGCCGGACTTAACCTTCTCTTCTTCGCGCTTGTTCAGTGCCTTAGCAAGGTCGTCGCAGAACTGTTGAACAGTTGCTGGGGTGCCTTCCATGGACATACCTTGCTCAATGTGCAAGTGGTCAGATTGCTGAGCAGCACCGGTTGCTGGATATAATTCAAAATCGTAGGTGCTGCCTTTATAGTCTAACTTCATCTTTAGAGTCATTAGTCGCACATACCAACGAAACACTAATTCTTCGCCGTCCCATCCTTTACAAACTTCAGGGATATCGCTGTCGGTGTTATATCCGTTGAAGCTCACCTCCAATAGGTATACTGCATCTGAAGTATTAGGATAGCCTAGATTCAACGCACAAATGGCCACAGATTCTATAAAACGACCACCAACCGGTTCAACTAGTTTACCAGCAAACTTATGATATTGTTGCATGGCATAGGTGCCAGTAGCAGACCCAGTGCCAACAGTTTCAATAGTCATTTCTTCTAGATAGATAGTACCACTGCCACCGGTTTCCCACATTATCATGCCTTTTTTATAATCATATGATCGTTGTGTTCTTTCCTGTGTTGCTTCAATTCTAGGCATCATTGTTAACCTAGTATTGTAAGTTACATTGCGATAATTCTGTAAGGGATTATAATGAATGTCAGGGATGCCGATATCATCCAAGTGATCTGGTTTTTGCATTAGCGAACTCCCTGTATGTCTTTAGGAGCAAGTACTCGCAGTATCATTCCTGTTTTTAAGTCTCTCACTGGATCTTTTAACTGGTTTCTGTTTAGTAATAAAATTACCCACCAAAATGCACTAGATCCATAAAGGTCGTAGCTTAACAGATCCAGCCTATATTGAAACTTAGGCGCCACAGTTACAAACTCTGGAATCTTGCCTTGCAATAAACTTTGTGCTGTTGGCAAATTTGCAATATCAAGATAAAAGTCTTTGATATTGGTATTTGCATATTGATTTAAACCAGTAGTTGCCATTTTTAAATATATCCTTCACCCAGTAGCGAACCTGATTTAAATTTATCTAGCTCAAAATTCTTAACAACTTCAATAGGATTCATTTGCACTATCAAGGTAACAGACATATCAAACAGCACTGGCACGGCCTGTGCGTCATTGGCACTGGCTGCGGCAGCTTGAGAGTTTCCACTCTGATTGCCACCTGATTGAGTAGGACCGCCAGCAGTAACATAATCAACATCGTTGGGGAAATCGTATTGAAAACTTTTTACCACCACTGGCACTTTGTTGTATAAACCATAGGCCGTAAATCTTCCAATTGGAGGCGGAGTTCCTCGTTTGGAATCATTTCTACCATAGTACATCATGGTAGCAGTTCTTAAAGTATGAATAGCTTCCAGCGTAGCCTGTGCTTCTGTGCTATCTCTGCTAAACCAAGGTCCGCTAATAACT